CCCGCCAAAATTACCTTGCTGGCCTTTTTGACCTTTTTGACCCGTCGATCCGTTCGAACCAGAGGCACCAACCTCGCCTTTTTGACCCTTCTGTCCGTCACTTCCAGACGCGCCTGTATTTCCGACTTCACCCTTCTGGCCCTTCTGACCAGCCGAACCGTCAGAACCCGCAGAGCCAGTATTTCCGACTTCACCCTTCTGACCTTTAGCGCCCGCCGATCCTTGCGAGCCAACTTCACCTTTTTGGCCTTTAGCGCCAGCCGATCCCGCACTTCCAGACGCGCCAACCTCACCTTTTTGGCCCTTGGCACCTTGAGAGCCGCTGCTGCCTACCTCGCCCTTTTGGCCCTTATCGCCCTGAACGGTGTTTATAGAGTTATCTGTGTGTTTAACGTAAAGCTTGCCATCAGCCGTGTTGATTGCAACCTCTCCAACCTCAAGATCACTAGCCGAGGGAGCAGACCCCGCCGTTGTGCTTCTTTTCAGTTTAATTGTGGTCATTGGCGGCACTCCACTCGTTACTTAGTAAGTTCCACCATCAATGGCTGAAATTGAAACCGCACCGCTAGAAACCGAAAAATTCGCACTAGCAAACGAGGCAACGCCCTTGACGCTGTTTGTGGCATCAATACCTGCAAAGGTCGCTGTAGACCCCTCTCCCGCGCTGTGTGACACACTCAGGCCAGTTCCAGACGTGACCGCAACATCCGACACAAAGTTTCCTGTCGTATCAGTCCCCAGTGCCACACTGTTTGCTTGAATTGTTGTGCTGATTGAAATGTCAGCCGTTCCATCGAAGTTCGCAGTCCCGACAACATCACCCGAAAGTGCAATCGCCCTAGCTGATGCAAGAGCCGTGGCAGTCCCCGCGTTTCCACTAAGATCACCAGTGACGTTTCCCGTCAAAGCGCCTTCGAATGTTTGTGCTACCAGCGTCGCAAGGCTAAAAGAACTATGCGAGGTGTTCACGGTTGTTGTCGGCTCCGCAGTAAGCCCCGTGTACCATTTCAACTTTCCACTGTCTGAAGCATCCCGAAACCATCCAGCATAACCTGTTGTATTCGATCCGCTTGGGTCGGTGTTGAAGTTCCCGTAAGTACCAAAATCCACCGCGTCAGTGGTGATCCCGTTTGATCCATCGTTATTGTTTGTGCTTGCAAGTTCAAACTGTGGGTCAGCGATCTCAACTGTTGTACTGTTTACAGATGTTGTCGTACCTTCGACGGTTAAGTCACCCGTGATCGTAGCGTTTGAATTGATCTGAACTTTACCTGTACCGCTTGGGTCAAGCGTAATATTGGTGTTTGTCCCCGTTGAAGAAATTGTTGATCCATCCAGCTTCAGGTCATCAACAAAAAATTCGTCAATCTTTTTGTTACTATCAACAAGCAGTGCGCTAGAGGCGGTCAATGTTCCCGTGACATGATCCATCATGCCTGTAAAATACTTGCCGCCGATAACATCTAAATTTGCAGCATTGCCATTCGTTTCAGTGCCAGTTCCGATATAGAGACGGTCACCACCGTTGCTCTGCGTTCCGCTTAAATACGAATATGCAATTTCACCCTGCCCAAGATTGGCTGGGCTTCCTGTGCTTGCGGATCGTTTTAGTTTGATTGTAGACATCAGAAGTTACCCCCGTTCAGAGTGATTTGTGTTGGAATTTCGGTGATCGTGCTGAAGTTTACCCCGTCGTAAGCGATCATCGCACCTGTGCTGAGATTAGTTGTGGGAACTCCCGTACCAGCTTGACCCGCTGGCCCTTGGATGCCCACATCAACCACTTGAATTTCACCACTCTCAACGACCACTGTGGCCTCGCTACTTCCTCGAATTACTACCGTATCTGTCATCCTGTTACCTCTGGCCTTACCGTAAATTTGCCTTGAATTAATCGCTGAACCTCAACGGGGCTTCTCCCGTCAATCGTGAACACCTCAAAGTCATAAAAGTATTCACCAGCAGTCAGAGCAGCCGTATCAGCCGCCGAGATTAGAATTTGAAACTTTCCACTTGTAGCTGGGTTTACCCGAACAATTCGCCCGTTCGCCTGTGTAAGCTGCAAGACCAAATCGGCCTCTTTTGTTTGTGCAAAGCGAATGTCCATTCGCCCGTTGTAGCTTGTCACATCCACGGCACTTTCAGTCGCATCTTTCCATGTCAAAACCGTATTGAAAGTTGATCCCTGATCACAAACTAAATTTGATGATGCGGCAACCATATTAAACCCTCATCAACTTTGCAGATCCGCGATAGCGAATGTTTCCATACTGCGCGACCATGTGGACCACACCGCGAGGAATGACCCCCGCTCGATCCTCGGCATCAACCTCGACTTGAAGCGACCCAAGTTGAATTTTTGAAAAACCCGCCGTTGATGGGTCTAGCGTCCTGTCCTCTGTGGCAAGAAACCTTGCAAATTCAGAAGTCGCCTCTTTCAACCAATCAGGCATGGTGTCTTGGTCAATGACGTAGCCATCTGCATCAGTGACCCCGCTACGAGGCCAATTTAAATGCTGCCTGTCAGCACTCGACAAACCAAGATTGTGAGATTTTTTACTTTGCCCGTACCAATCGATATGCTCATCTAAAAGTCGGGTCGCCATCATTATTGCGCGTTTTTTATCCTCAAGGCCAACCGCAAGCCAAGATGTGGCAAATGGCCTTTGATTGTTAAACGTGTTGCAATCGTCAACTGAAACATAGGCATTTGCATCATGCTTGCCCGTTCCATCTTCCACCACCAGCGTTATAGTCATTCAATTACCCTTCAGACGCGCAGAAAAGCCCCGTGAGTGGGGCTTTAGCTTTTTTTGCTTCTGGGCTTCCTTGGCGCTTTACCCCCTTCCCACGCCTCGTTCTGGGGCGTAGCGGGGTTATCTCCTCTCAAAGTTCCGTCAGCATTCCGCGCTCTTTTGGGCTTTGTGGACGCTGCTTTCTTCTTTGTCTTTGACCAACCATCTTTTTCAAAGCGACCAAAATCGGCCTCTTCAATAATTGCATGGTCAGCACCTTTATAAACCGTGATTGTCATATCGTGTCCCTTGATAAAAGGGCGAGGAAACCCCCGCCCCAATCAAATTAGCCAGCGATCCGAACCGCCAACTCTGGACGGATCAGCTTGACCCCCCATAGGGCATCCAGACTGTAAACGATCTGCTTGTGCTGACGGGAAACTTCAAGGCGCATTGACAGACCTGTTTGTGGGTCAGTCATTGAAACCATCTGATTTCCGTAACCATCGCCTTGTGTTGCGCCTTGGAGAGGACGCATTGCAAGTGCAAAGGCGTCACGATGGAAGCCCAAGTTTACAACGTGGTTTGCCTTCACTGTCACCGCCGCGTTATCCGCAATGGTGCCTGTGATTGCAGGAGAAACTGTGACAGTTTGTGCGCCAGAAGAAGTCGTTCCAGCGACAGTCACCGCGTGAGTTTGTGTGCTTCCCGCAAAGGTGATGATATCACCAACAACCAAGCCGCTTGTGCCTGACATTCCGTCGATTGCGACTGAGGTGTCACCCGCCGACAAAGCGCCGTTTACAAGTGGAGTGCCAGAGCCGCCAGCAGTGTGTGTCACAACCGCATCGTCGGTGTAGATGTCGAAGCCGAACTTGCGCCCGATTTCACCGTCGATTTTTGGACCTGTGCCACCAACTTCGTTGACGTTGTTAAAGGCGTCCAATGCGAGTGCGTTTGCTTCGGCGTCGAAGTCTAGGATCATACGACGATCAGTGCGTGGGCAAAGTTGCTGGTTAAGCACTTTACGTCCATCAGTTGCCGCAGAAACCGCAGATGCGAATGGCGTTGTGCCAGCCGTGCCAACAAAGCCGTAAACCCCTGTGTATTGCTCATGCACAGTTGTGTTGATTTTGTTTGCAAGCGCCTTAACCGCTTCGCTCATTTGCATTGGAACAAAATGTTCATTGCGATCCACTTCGACCAATTCTTTATCGGTCATGTGGAAGTTCGCTTCATACCAGTTGTTCAAAGAGATTTGAACTTTGGTAGGTGCGCTATCCGCAGGGGCTGGTGGCGTGTTGCTTGGTGTCACGCTAGAAACGCTCAGTGCGGATGGGATTGGAACGTCAATGGTGTCCCCTTTTTGCGCTGCTTGCGCGGCATAGTCGCCGTTTACAACGCGAGGCATGATTGCCTGTTCTCTTAGTGCCAATAGCCCTCTGGCGAGGATTTTCGGCATGATATTCGTGACGGTATTAGCCATAACGATATTTCCTCATAGGTTTAGATAAAGGTTTAGAAAGCCTCGCCGAGACTTGGGTGACCAACTCCGCTGGTCTTATGTTGTGAGGGCCAATCCCACCGAGATCGGCCTAACGCTCTAACTCACTGCGCTAGTCACCTGAGACTTGAATTTTCCCAGAAGCGATTGCCTCAAGAGAATTGTTCATCCCAGTTTGGTCGTAAACTGACACCCTGCGACTTGCTACTCCGACACCGCCAGAGGCACCACCGCCTGATGAGCTTTTGAAAAGATGGGGGGCTTGTTGCTCTAAGTCGTTGAACCATTCATCCATCGACAAGGCAGTTCCCTTTTTCCCATAAATTACCTGATCGCCCTGCATGGGCATCATTGTTTGTGTTTCGCTATCCAAACGCCAAACCGCACTCGCACGATTTAAAACGTCTTGGACCGCAGTGTCTCGCACACCAGCAGCCGTTGCTGCCTTTTGTAGCTCTGTGTTGATCAGGTAGCTGTCGCGTTCGTGCTTGTACTTTGCAGCCTCGCTAGACGCCTGTTCCGCTTGCTCACGAAAGGCATTCATTTGCGCTTCCAGATCGGTCCTAACCCGCTCTGTGCGTTGATGCACTAATTCGTCAACTTTGCCAGCGTCGATCAATTCCTGATCCTTCATTCTTTGTTCTTTTTGAACCAGTTCGTTATACTTATCGACATCAATCGACTGTAAAGATTTCGACAGCTTTGCATTATCTTTTTGCAGCTTGATGTTATTATCCCGAAACTGATCGACAGTATCTTTCGGAACCAACCCATCGACAGCCAACTCGTAGCCGTTTTCAGTTTGGTTATAAAACTCCGCAACCCCATCTGGAAGTCCCTCAAGACTGTCTAATTTAGCTTGTAATTTCGCCATAAAAAAACGCTCCGCGCTCTTATATAGATTTCGTCATCCGCTCCGCTTCAGACGTTTGGCCCAATGCCATACTTGACATAAATATGCTAAACGCATATATTACGTTATGTAATAATAACATAAAGGAACCCAAACTCAATGTGGATTTTTACTTCTGACTGTTTCCTGTCCATTGTGGCAGACAAAAATAACCTAAAAGGCGACAGGCTTTTAGTCCGTTCCCGCGTCAAAGGCGCAATCAATAAACTGTTCCCAGATGTTGAGGAACTGTACATGACAGGCTCCGACTACGCTTATCGCGCGTGGGTCAAGCGCAACGAGGTTTCCCGCGTTGTCCAAAATTATATAAACGGGCTGGAATACAGTAACTTTAAAAACAGCATCGCCGACAAAGACTATGCCTCTGCTTGCATGGGCGTCTGGCAAGAAATGTTTGACTATCAGGAAAAGTCTATTGGCGTTCTTGATTACGATGGCGACAACTTCACTGCGCCAGATGAAACGTGGGCTGCTACATCATTCGGGGGATACTTTAGGCGCAATCGAAGGGGCGTGAAGGTATAACCAATGCTGATTGAGTTTTGTCTTGCGCTGACAATTTACCATGAGGCGCGTGGAGAGCCGCTAGAGGGCCAGAGAGCCGTTGCCGAGGTGGTCTTAAACCGTGTTGTCCATTCGTCGTTCCCTGACGATGTGTGCGGCGTTGTGAAAGACCCTTACCAATTCAGCTATGTGTCAAACGGCTGGGCGCAAATCCCAGACAGTGACGCAGGGTGGGCCACGGCTGTTATGGTTGCAAGTGAGGCGATCACAAACTTCAATACAGGAAGCAGCTATTTCGGCGATCAAAGCATGTTGTGGTATCACCGCTCCGACATCACGACCCGTTGGTCAGAATGCTTGGATAAAAAAATGACAATCGGGGAACACACCTTTTTCTCCGATTACCAAACAGTTGAGGTTTCGCTTAGACCGAGGCCAAGACCAGAGAGCAGTTGAAAGAGGGGCTTCGGCCCCTTTTTTATTTGTCCAATTATTTTTTAAATTTGTAATATTTCTTGTTGACAATATGCCTTACGCATATTATATATTTTATATAAACAAAACAAAACCCAAACAAAGGACCAAAAAGATGGAAGCGATCAAACTCTCAGCAATGATGAAAATGGCAATCGTTGACGAACTGTCACCCAAAATGAGAGCCGTTGTTTACGAAATCGGTCTGTCTGATTTTTCACGCAAGCACCGCACGGCCTACAAAGCCGCCAAGAAAAAAGCTGGCCTGATGGGTAAATCAATGCGCGGCACTCAGCGCACAGGCACAACCAAATTCATCCACAAAATTGCAGCATAAGGGAGAAGATAAAATGGCACTAAAAACAATCTTGATGGAAAATTCAAAACACTCTTACGATGTTGAGGTTTCTGTTTACCAAGACGGTAAATATCACACTTGCGACACCGTGGAAGTGGAAGCCAACAACCGCGCCCAAGCTCGCAAAATCGTTGAAAACCTTGGGTACGAAGTTCGCTCAGTCAACATGACAGGGTAAGGGACTAATCAAACTTTCTCATAATATTATTCTGAGCCGCTTCGAAATCATATTTGAGGCGGCTTTTTACTTTTTGAACCTTCTCAAACATATCAAACCGATGATCGAACCTGCCTGATCTTTTGCGCCAATGCGTCAACTTAAAGTCGCCAATTAGCCAAGATTTATGGTTTGCGCCCTGTCCTAAATTTACAACTTTCTTTCCGAAAATCCTTCGCTCGTTTCCATAGCCAGAGGCGTCTGCATCGAACCACGTTCCAAACATTAAAATGTGATCATCGCCCTGAGAAACAAAGTTTGTCAGGATCATGCGGTCTGCGTAAATCAGGCCATCATTTCGTAATATTTCTACAATCTCAGATGCCGACATTAATTCAATATCTCGCCCTTGCTTCTCTCTCTGTCACAATAACATCCTCAAGTTTCCTTCCATCAGGCCACTTCTTATACCCTTTTTCTTTCATAAACGCGATCAAATCGTCTTTTTCATCTGACCTAACAACAAAAACTTCCAAATCTTCAAACAAAGACAGCCCATCTTTGAAAATTATTTCGTTTGTGCTGCCATAAACGTGTTCTTCAAAGGCGGCTAAATCAACGGCTCTTTCTTGCAATGAAACATCCCAATCCTCTAATTTGGCAAAACGCTTCCGAACACCCGTTGCTGTAGAAAACCTTTGGGAGCCGTAATAATCATCTTCAAAAGACATCGCATCCAATCGTCGAGCGTGTCTTGAGCTTTTCCATACCAATCCCGTCCTTTTTCCGATTGATCTCTTTGTTTTTAGCCTTGCGAACACATATGCGGCCCCACCAGTTGAGGTGTCGCGCTGTTCCGATCCACCCTCGCCGAAAGGAATACCACGCCTCATTCGGTCTGTGGTTGCCGCTAACTGCCCACCACCGCCAATGATGTTTTTGAAACTATCGACTTGTGTTCCACGCCCTTTCCCAAACTCCAAATCATGGTAAACAACATGATCATCAAAAAACTTCTCCCACTTTCTCCCTGTCATCGCTGGATTAAGTTGCAATGCTTTCCCGTGACCGAATTGCTGATACTCACCCGCAGGATTATACAAAGGGAGATCGGTTATATCGTCAACTTGTGCCGCTAGGGAAGCCGCTTTTTTCAATTCATTTATTCTCTGAGTTTGCGATCCTATTTTCCCAATCCGTTTCATTGTATCTTTAAAAACAGCAACGGCTAGATCATCCTGTATGCTCCCTTGCTTCACACCACTGAAATGATAAAATATTTTTGTGAGATATAATTCCTCACGATCCAGAGCCGTTGCCCTCGCCTTTTCGATGCCTAGCTTTTCCAGAACATCCATTCCCTGTTGAACAGATGCAACCGAAGCCCCATCAACCTCAATTTCCATTCTGCCAATTAGGGCGGCGCGGCTATCACTTTGACCGTCAGGGAAATAGCGTATCCTGACACCTTCAATTTCAGTTTCGAATACAGTTCCAAGGCCATCAAACTTTCGGTCAGTTTGCTCTGCAAAACTATCACGAAAAGTTGAGCGGTAAAACTTTGATTGGCCTTTATCTGTCCATTTAATTTCCTTCTTTGGTGCAGCCTTAATTTTATCTGGTATCTGTTCGATTGGCGAAAGTTTCTCAAACTGCTCGGTGAACAAATCATCACCATCCAGCTTCATATCGCCAGCTTTATATGTTCGATAAAAACCGAACAAAACACTTTCGGTTACCTCAACCTGATCAGTAAAATTCTCAAAATCTTTCTGGCTTATCCGACCCTTTGCAAGCAAAGCCTCTAACTCTTCTCTCTTGTCCCGAATGCTTCCAAGGGCAAACTGGGTGCGAGTGAAGTCTTTGTCTAAAAACTCACTGCCGCTTTTGGCGCGAGACATAATCCCGCGAATGGCTGAAACAATGGCATCATTCATTTCTCTAAAAGAAATATCGGGTAATGCTTCTGGCCCCTTTTGAACAACCAAAGTTTTTTCTAGCTTTTTCATTGCCGCAGGGCGCAATCGCAAATTTAACTGGGTAACGTCTTTTTTGTTGCGCTTTAAAAAGTTGGCTCTGACCTCATGGTCCTCAATGTCACCTTTGTCCGTTGGCAAGACATAACCATTGATCCGACTTTCTTCGATCAGCTTTTCCTCTTCTCGCGTCACACGGGCCAAGGGAGAGGGCTTTTGCTTTTTGTTATACTTTGCAAGCTGTTTGGCGTAAGTGCGCTCTAGCACGTTCTTACGGCCTATCAGGACATCTGCCAGATCGTCGGCATCATCGCCCATCGTGTCGTTTACCAGCCGCCGAATATCATCGTCGCTAATCGAAACAATACGCGCAACACCCGCCACAATCTGATCGTCGTTTATGTCGCCGAAAACCTCACCTGAGTTAAACGTGTTAAATCGCAAGCTCTCAAGTTCTGGAACCTCACTCGCCGAGAATGTTTTCCTTCCCCCTTGCGCTCTGAAAAATAAGGTGCCGCCCGTATCAATTCTGAAGCTCGAACCATCAGGTAACTTTTTTAAATTTAACTGTTTTGGCCCACCGTTGCCGACCACATCCCAGTTCGCAAGCCAAGCATCTGCGGCAAAGCCATCCTTCGCCCCTGACAATCCGCTCATTTGGGAAACGCCAATGTCCTCAATTTCCTCAATCTGACTTGTGACGCCCAAACGCCCTGACACGTCCCTGCGACCAATCTTCCCTGTTAAATTTATAAAGTTTACGTTGGCGACCCTAACGCCAGCCGCTTGATACAGCTTTGAACTTAAAACCTCGACCTTCGCCGCCAGTTCGCTATCGGGTGCTTTTACATAAAACTTTTGACCGTCAATCTTGCTTCGGAACAAGCCGCCAACATTTGAACCATCCTGATCACCGATCTGCTCAAGATCATCAAACAGAACACCCTCGTCGGCCCTCTGTGCGGCCTTCTGAGTAACGATAGCCGCCGCGTCGTCGTCCAACTGCTTTGCGGTCTTTCCCGCACTAGCGGCCTCTTTGAGAAGCGCCTGATCGTCTGGCGACAACTGATCGAATGCTTCCTGTTCTTTTGGCGCAAGGGGTTTATTGTCTTTGAACTTTTTCTTGATTTTGGTTTTCATCGCCGCCAGTGATTTCGCGGCCTGTATGATATCCTTTTCGGCTTGAACCTTTGCGGCATCCGCTATGGCATCGCCTGTAAGCGCCCCAGACTTCGACAAGTTATCGTAAGCGACCTTGTGTGTAGTAAACCCCTTCCCGCCTTCCTTGGCCTTTGTGAGGTACTCTGTGGCCTCATCTGTTTGCTTTTGAACGGCAGCAGTGATTGCTTTGTTGGCAAAATTAATGTCCTCAGTGTGCGACGAAATCGCTGCGGCAATATCATCCTTCGCAGCTTGCGGCCCCTTTTTCAGAAACGCATCTTCAATGTCTTTAGGCAGAGCGTATTTTGCAAAATCAAAATCATCAGGATCGCCCAGCATCAAAAGCTTCAAACCGCCTTGCTGATCAACAAAATCATCAGCCGCTTCTTTTGCGAGTTTTTGGATTTCAGTATTCTTTGCAACAATCGCTTGTGAGAGAGGTTTTATTTCATCAAACTGCTCAACAAATTTTTCGGCATCAGCCTTGGACAGCTTTTTTGCAGCAAGCAAACTGTCAATCGCATTTTTGCCTTTTAATCCTTTGAGGAAATTTATTTGAGTTTCAGTCATAATGACGTTTAATTCTGAAACCAAATAATCTTGATTTTTTAAGTTTGCTTTTACAAAAGCCTTTTTGGCTTTTAGAAACAAATGCTCACCGTCAAACAACTGGTCAAACTCATTGTCAGCTTTTGCGCTTTCAATCAATTCATCCAGCTTTTTAAAAACCGCACTCTCGGCCTCAAGGGTCGCCAAATATGCAGCCTTCAAGTCATCATCGACAGTAGCCCAAGCCGCATCTTCTGTCTTGCTCAATGGCTTTCCGTCTTTGAGTTTCTTTTTGGCCTTTGCAATATTCGCAGTGATGTTGATTTGCGCCACGCCCTCATCGACTTTCGCCATGATCTGGGTTGCGCTCAGTCCATCAATCCCATCTTTTTTTAATTTATCATAAACTTTCTTCTTATTGGCCCCGCCAGCACCGCTTGCAATTTCATCAATTTGAGCCTGTGCCGCGTTCTCAGCCTTTTGAGCCGCCTTTGCCGCAAGTGCCGCCGCTTCCGCTTGTTGCCTTGCCGCCTCTTTTGCTGCTTTGTTGGCCTTCAGTGGTGCAGTTCGACCCGCATCGACCAAGGCTTGAAGCTCCGCAATCGAACGAGGGTTTGATTTCTGGTCAACCAGATCGACAAATCCGATCTTTCCGTTGTTCCAGAGTTCCCACTTTTGCTCCCCCAGAATGGCTTTCTGGAACCTTTCGCTTTTCCCCTTTAGCCAATCTTCGAAATTTATATCCCCTGCAACAAATCCATCCATCGACTGTTGCGTTTTGTTGATTGCCCGACTGATCAGTGCAGGGGACAGGCCGCGAGCCGTTAGAGACTTCGTGAGTTCCTCTTTCAGCGTTCCCGCGCCTATTGCTGGAAGGGGTTTGTTTGCCAAATCAGCCCAAGGCTTCAAGACCCCTATAACCGTTGACCGACAGTTGAAGTGAGCGGGTGGCGCTGTCCAGCCAATGCCATGCCCTATCGGTTTAAAATCCATATCCCAAGTCAGCCCAGATCGGGCCTTGCAAATGTCACTGGTGCGACTGTCCAGCGTTGCCAGCCATTGATAGCCGTTAAACAAGTCACCATTGGCCTCATAGGTTTTAATCAGCGCCTCGTTGTTGACCGCCGCGACTGACGAACGAACCAAAGCCTCGGCCTTGTTTTTCGCAACCTTCATAATGCCATCAGTGTAGTTTGCGGCCTTTGTCCCCCGCACTCGCTGGATGAGGCTTTGTAGGTTTTCGCCGCCTGTTATGCCAATTCGCATTTGACGAAGGAAAGACCCCGTGACTTGAGCGTTTTGGGTTTTCCAGTATTCGTTGACAAGCTCGCCTTGAATTAAAGTCTCGGAAGCCAGAACGGACAAGGTGGCGGGAGTGGGCAATGACGCGCCCAGAGTGACCCCCAGAGAGCGGTTAATGATATTTTGCGTAGCCTTTGCGCTTGCATTTGCAACCCCCTTCAGACCGTCCTTATTTGCCGCCTTTGCCTTTGCGAAATGTTCCTTCGTTGTTGCCTTAACTTGCTTGAGAAGCTTTGCCAGACGCCTTGCCCGATATGTCGGCCCCACTCCTGTCGGGTCGATCTTTTCCAGCTTGAGTTCGATGTCCTTTCCCAGATCGTCGAAAATATCCAAAACATCCGCAACCTGACTTG